AAGTCTACAAAAGCTGATTGAGATGGTGGGGCGGACTTGTTCTTTTTTGTTTGAAATTTAATAGTCTGACCAATACGACGCTTTTCTTGACCAGTTCCCACTTCAACCCAGTCATCTCGTTTAACTTCTACACGTGTAAAGAAGAAGTAGTTCTTAGCCTCTCCTCCAGGAGTAGTGCGAGGGTCTCCGTAAGTAACGCCTATCTTCATACGGTATTGATTAATAATTAACCCGACAAAAGGGCGCTCTTCGTTAATCAAACTGCGACTACCAGCTTTTTCCATTTTTCTAAAAAACTTAGCCATTAACGACGCAGCACGGCCGACAGTAAACTCTTCAAGTTCTTTTTCGTCCTCAGCAGCAGGAACCAAAGCTGCCAACGAATCAATGACCACACAATCTATCTCCTTTGTCTCTACTAAATCTAAGACAGCAGTTAAAGCAACTTCCATTACGTTAGTTGTTAAAACGTGAACTCTAGACAGGTCTACTCCGCACATCTCTGCGTATTCAGGGACCCATTGTTCTGCTGCTACCCACACAGCAGTAAAGCTAGAGTCTTTCTTTTGATTAGCAGCAATAGTTTTAAGAGCTAACGCTGTTTTTCCATTACTGGCTTCACCAACAATTTCATGCCATTGATTTGTAGGCCAACCGCCACCTAAGATTACATCTAAAGCAAGTGAACCTGAAGTAATTCGTGTACTAGGAATTACATCAGACGCAACTACAATTGTGCCTTCTCCGTATTTTTTATTAATTAACGCCAATACTTTATTAAAACTCATTATTCAATCTTCCCAATGATAGTTGTTGGGTTAAAATTATTTGATGTGTCTATTTGTTTAGTTGGTTCAGCAGCACCGTTGCTAGGCAGCCGAACACCTGGAGTTCCAGTTCCTGATTGTTGTATTGGGTAACCGCACTCATAACATCTTGCTCTTGTATCAGGGCTTGATTTTCCGTAGTTTCCACTCCCACAATGTGGACATCTTGAACTGGTCATCGCGCTTTCTGGCAGACGATTTCCAGATGGGGTATGCGTTTGTGGAGCGGGTTGTACAACAGGAGGAGTGTTTTGAGGTATATACGGTGTACTTTGAGGAGTCGTAGTATTCGTTCCTAATTTTTTTGACCACCAATCGCTCATTTGTTATCCATTTCATCTATGTCTGTAAATGTACCAGATATGTCAATTAAACCCAACTCAGCAGCTGCTGCGTAACTAGATATTAGCGCAGCAAACCCAATATTTTGATAGAACTGTGTTGTTTCAACAAGTCCAGTATCTACCTCGTCTTCTGGCATACCGTGTTTTATCATGTCAGACTTTTGAACTTCAGCAATAGCTTTTGCGTTTAACTCTGCCATAACGCTTAAAAAAGGAAGTATAGGAATAACAAAACCCATCCTGTTAACGCTATCTTCTTCTTCTTTTTCTTTACCTTCACTACTAATTGGGTTTAAATTAAATACTTTACCCCCAAATTTATTTGGCTCTTCAATACCCATATCATATATGTACCATCTAGCTAATGTAGATAAAGGAACTGAATCTCTAGTTACTACCCAGTCAGGCTCTTTGTTTTCGGAAAACCTGTTAAAAAATGGAAACTTCATTTAGCATCTCCCCATCTTTTAGCTACAGTGATATCAGCAATCAATGGAACTTTTAACACATGAATACCCTCCATGGCCTCTCTTAGTTTAGAAACTGTTTCGTCTACTAAGTTATCTGGAGTTGTTACAACCAGTTCGTCGTGGACGGTAAGCGTAATCTTAGCCTGTTTTGGTAACATTGTATGAGCCCGCACCATAGCTATTTTAATAATATCTGCGGCGCTTCCTTGTATTCTAGTATTAAAAGCTTGACGTTCTGCTCCAGCTCTAACGCCTGGGTCCTTAGAAAATATCTCTGGCAAATACCTACGTCGACCGGTTATGGTGGTCACATAAGGAGGCCTGCCTTGTCTAGTAGCCCCTAAAACTTTAGACCTGTAACTTGCTACAGTCTTAAATCTCTCAGAAAACTTATTAAGCAAGTCTCGTGCTGCTGCTACAGAACAACCTATAGACTTAGCAATCTTGTCAGGACCTACTCCATAAGCCATAGAAAGAACTAGAACTTTACCTGCTTTTCTGTCTACTCCCATGGTGTCGCCAACTGTTGTATAGATGTCTCCACCTTCTAGATAGTTCTTCATCATAATTGGGTCTTCACTAAACGAAGCAATTACTCTAGGTTCAATCTGAGAATAATCGGCTACTACTAGGGAGTGACCTTCTGGAGCAACAAACAGGTTTCTGATAGCTTTTCCATTTGGTGTGTGAGGGGCTGGAACGTTTTGTAAATTTGGGTTTCTACTAGAAAAACGGCCTGTCTCTGCTCCGTGTTGGATAAAATCACAATGAAGCTTTCCGTTTATTAAAAGACTATCTTTATGTTCTATCTTAGATTTTCCTGAAACCGTACGAACTACATCGCCACCTAAGTATGGGGTTACGTACGTAGTCAAAAGCTTGTTTAAATCAGAGTACTCAAGTAACGCGGTTACTAATGCGTCTTTGTCTCTGTATGGCTCTAAAGCCTCAGCAGATACCGAGTAATGCTCTATTAATAGCTCTTTGCCTGCTTTAGCTGCATCTTCTCCCTTTGGAGTTAAAATTTTAGGTTTTAGACCTCGACCACCTTCGTCCTTAGGTCCATACAAAATGTGTTGTTTTTCTTGATTAGAGTTAATATTAAATTCACGAGATGCGGCTTTCCAGATAGAAGCCTTAGTCTTGTCTAAATCTGACTCTAAAGATGCGTGTAAAGAAGACAAAGCTTCTACGTCAATTACAGCACCTGTAAGCTTCATATCACAAAGAACTCTAAGAACATCCATTTCTAGAGAAAACACCTTAGTTAAATCAGCAGCCTCTAGTCGTGGTTGTAGTGTTTTCCAAAGTAAAAATGTGTACTTAGCGTCTAAATAAGCGTACTTAGCAACCTCTTCAAAAGAGTACTTTTCTACCTCTTTTCCTACACCTTTGACCATCTCATAGTTGAACTCACGCTTTAAACAGTCATCCAATCCGCATTTATTCTTATTACGGTTGTCTACAATAAAGGAGGCAACCATCGTATCAAAGTAAGCTGGTTCTGGTATACGACCTTTGTAATACTTAGCAATAGAAGTTAAATCAAAAATTAAATTGTGACCTATAGTCAATTTACTATCGTCAAACAACAAGGGCTCTAAAGCAGAAAACACTTCGTTAGGAAACAGTTGGTCTGGCGCTGGTCCAAATATTTTAGTGGCCTTCTTACTATCTCTTGAATAGTCGCTAAGCCGTAGCGCCAAACCCTCCTGTTTCCTAATCTCTCCTTGTCCCGTGAGAGGAAATACTTCTTCTATAAACTCTCCGTTTGGATGTCCCATAGGAATTACATCACAACGACCATGCGTTGCAAAAGTAATCCAAAGAACTTCGTTTACTGGAGTTAGACCTCTTTGTGGTCCCACAGTTTCCACGTCAAAAGCAAAAGCGTCTTGAGTTAGATAGTGACTAACCATTTCTGATAAAGCTTCTGTAGTGGTAATAATGTTCATATTGTGGGTTCCTTTTTTAATAGCAGGATAGGGCACGTCCTACCCTGCTATTAAGTGTTAAAGTGATTTAGTTTTTAGATAAGTGAATTAGCAATTTCGTCCAACTCTTCCCAAGTTGGTTTACGAATTGCATCAGCGGTGTATGGTTGTGTGTTTTCAACGACCGCAGCAGCAGTCTCTGGATTAATTTTCCAGTCTTCTTCCAAGTCACGCTCTTTAATAGGGGTGATGGTGTAAACAGTTGCAGCCATCTTTCCTGTGCGAGAAATAGCCCAGTAACCCTTTGTAAGAGGTCCTTGAGGTGAGAAGTGAGCAGCATGTAGAGCCTGATACAAACGAGAACCTGCAATTAACATTTGACGCTGAGGTCCTTCTTCAGCACTAAAATTAACAACAGAAAATGCTCTCTTGTTTTCTGGCTTACTCCCAAGCTTTACACACAATGGGTCGTTTGCTCCAAGAGAAACGTATGAACGCTTTCCTGAAGTCTTTTGATTAAGGAAGTGTTGCTTATAGATAGCAAACGGACCTTCTTGGTCCAAGAATTTGAAAACTTGAAATTCGTTTTCAATTAAACGGGTCTCTACAGGAAAATCTCCCATAGCAGTAGTTAGTTTTTCAGCAGCATCCCATCCTGATAAAACAACATCATCAGAAGCGGACTTGGTAGTTGATTGAGCAGGACGCTCATCGATTGATTCTTCGGCCACATACGCATTGGCATCTGGGGCAGTTTGTTGAATAGCCATTTGGCATTTCTCCTTAGTTAGTTTCGGTTGTGCGGATTTCATTCCACACCTCGGTTATCTTGTCTGCAAGATTCCGGTGCGTAGATAATTCTACTCTATCCGCGTGTAGCAGTCCAGCCGAGGCAAATATTTTTACCACGGCATCCACCATCGCTTTACTGTATAGCCTTCTACCAACGTAGGTTTTTCCATTTTTACCCACAGTATCTGGCATTCGGTAAGGTGATTGTGGAAACTTACCTTGTTCCATCCATTTACGCAAGGTTTTAGGTGAGCGATTTATGGCTTTAGCTAAAGACCCTAATGTATATAGTTTTACTTTTTGTCCGTTTATGAACTTTTCAAAGTACTCGTCTTCCCAAGGCACAACTTCTACCGTAGGTTTTTCTGGGACGGGTTTACGACGTTTGCGTTTGCTTCCCGGATAAAAAGCGTCTAATTCGCTAAAAGTCTCTTCAATAAAGTCATTAGGCAATTTACTTCTCCAAAATTAAAGCCCAAGTAACCTTCTCTGGAAACATTGAATCAATGTCAGAGTCGGTCAATAGTCCTTCATAGTATGCAGCCATAATTGCGTCTTCATCTAAAACTTCTACAGTTTTAACACAACGTTCTTTTAAAGATTTAGTTGTTAGAACAGTATCTGCTGTTTCTTCATTAAAAACTTTAGAAGCACGACGTTGTTTAACAATAGACTTAGTTCCTGTTGTTTCTTCATTAATTGGAAAAACAATATGGCCTTTGTCTGTAGGCTCTCCGTAGTTTTCTGCAACAGCAAAGATACGACCTTTAATGTCGTCTTTTCTTTTGTTTAGGGAGTCTATTTGGTCTTTAAGAGCTACGTACTGACGTACTTCACCTTTTACGATTTCTAACTGCTCATCAAGTAGAGCATCTACACTATTGTCTGGCATTTGTACCTCCTATTAGGTTGGTACAAACTTAATCAGGTAGTTACTCCTTGTCAACCCCAGATACGTAATTATTCAAAGCTTCAATAATGACGCTGGTGACTGTGACCTCTTCTAGGGCAGCCTTCTTCTGGACAGCTGTCCACAGCTCGTCAGATACGCGGATAGTACGCGTTGGAGTTTTAGGTGCATTTGGCATTAAACTATTTTAACAGGTATAAAACCCTATTTTCCGCCCCAACCGCTGCCTTTAAATATTAAACCAGGAGCTGAGTATATTTTAGACATTAAAGTGTGACATCTAGGGCATCTCATTTGAGCGTCCTCGTGAATGGAGTACTCCCCAGTGCCGTAGGCTTCACAGGACTCACAACGAAATTCGTAGGTTGGCATGGGAGTACTCTACACGGAACTATCTAATAAAAACTTTTTAAGACTACTAATAGTCAAGTCAACCCCGCCTTTGTCGTTTATGCCCGTTCCATCTAAAACAGCCGAGGCCACAGCGTTTTTTTGCTGTAGGGCTTCATACTGTCTCATCTCTATAGAACCGCTCACAAGGATGTCTTGTATGACGATTGTGGACCATTCTGAAGACGCTCTGTTGATTCGTCCGTTCCTTTGAGTAGCCAAGCCAGAAGACCAGGGAAGGTCGTAGTTGATAAGAAGATTAGCAGATGGTAGGTCAACGCCATAGCCCCCAGCGTCAGAGCTAACGAGAACCCTAACATTAGGAGAAGTATTAAATTCAACTTTGTGTTCCTCTTTAGTTTTAGAATCTATCTGTCCAGAGTAGACCCTGCATATATCGGAACCAAGCCTATCAATAATCTTGTCAAGCATCTCTACGTAAGTACAAAAAATGACAAGTTTGTTAGATTCATCTTGTTCTAGGAAATCTTTAGAGTAAGCAATTAACATGTCTAATTTAGTCTCAGGCATTGATTCTAAAAGGCCTTCGTCATCAAGTTGAGCTGCGTAAGCAGACCCTTCCCCTTTAGCTAACCTGAACTTATCAGCACTTGATTTAATTAGATTTGGAGAGCAACAAAGCATCTTTAAACAACCAATTTTAGACATAATTTTTCCACGAAGTTCATCTCCTTGGTTCCACTGACTTTCATAGCCATAATGAGCAAGCAGGTTAAAGTTAGCTCCAAATAAAGTTTGAGCGTCGTCTAAGTCCATTAGTAAGTCAGATAAAATTCTGGAATAGAGCTTTGCTGATTTTCTATCTAGTATCACTTGGAGAGGCTCTTTATACAAAGCGTCGGGCAAGTATGGAGCAACGTCTGGGTCTTTTTGAGACTTTCTAACACATGCTTCTTTAAGTCGTTCATGTAAAGTATTTAAATTTCTGTACCTATCGACCCCGCCCCAGTTATTTCTAACTATAAAAGCGGTATCAAAAATATCAAACCGTCCTAAAACAGACTGGTCTACAAACTGCATAATACTGAACAGCTCTTCTGGCTTTCCATTTTCAATTGGAGTTCCAGTTAAAGCAAACCTATACGGGGCGTCTGACAACTTCTTTACAGCCTTAGACCGTTTAGATTTAAAAGATTTAATGGCGGTGGCCTCATCAAGTACAACAAATCCTTTTGGTAGTTTTTGAATAAATTTCCAATCATTAACTACTTGTTCATAGTTAAGTATTACATAGTCTATTTTTGTGTCTTGCCAACGGTAAACTTTGTTGTACTGAGCTTCTCTTTGTTTTGGAGTACCGTCAATAACTATAGAACTAGAAGTGCCATTAGTAAATTTCTTTATTTGATTAGCCCATTGATACTTAATACTTGA